CAGACTTGAAGAAAAAGGGTTCTAAAGAAAAGGCAATAGCAAAGTCTACTTCAAAGAAAGTTAAGAATGGATTTATTTCTCAGACCTACAATGAAGTGAGAGCAGATGTAGTTAGTAGAGTTATTTTTGAGCAAAAGATGGACTACGAATGGATTGGTGCTCTTGTAAGGACACAGATGCTAAATACAGTAGAGGTACTCACCTCTCAACAAGTTCTAGCGTTTAGAAATGGATATAGGAAAAATAACCAGAACCTAGATAACTTTGTCTCAGCCCTCTCTAGTGCAAGAAGTGTTTTTAACGAGAGAGCTGAAAAGTATATAAATAGACTGACAGAAAATATTATCTCCTCTTTGAGGAGAAATGTTGAAAATACGAATTCTATTTCTAAATTGACAGATCAAGTTACAGCAGTTTTTGATGCTCTCAAATTTAGAACAAATTTCATAGAAGACGTTGAGATAGAGAAAGCATACTGGTATGGCTATGCACTAGCAGCAAAAGACAGTAACCAAAATACTCTCGTACAAGAGTCTCTGTTGGAAAAAACAACATGTGATCTCTGTAAAGATGGACATAGTCAAGAGCTTCTGTTAAATTACGTAGTTATGGAAGATGTCCCACCTCACCATCCAGGATGCAAATGCTCACTAAAACAAAAAGGAGAGGATAATGGGTAAAAACTTTTTAAAGATTTATGATACTGTCCAATTTTCTCTTTTAACTTCTGACCCTGACAATATCCCGAGTGCTGTAAAAGATGGCCTTTTTATCCCAGGATCCTCTGAAGCTAATCAGGGACTTCTGGTTCGTATTGCGGCCTCTCACTCTGGAAAGATAACCCGAAATAATGGGTATTATCTACCAGAAAAGATGAGGCGTGGCGCAGAAAGTTTTATAGAAAATTATGGAAAGCCTGTACTTATTCATCACAAAGATCATGAAGATGCCATAGGCAGAGTCATTCAATCTAGATATGTAGATATTAGTGGTGCGATGAGAGACAGGTTCGAAGGAAAGATACTGAAGGATTCAAAAGGGAAAGGAGTAAAAGAAGTAACTTCTACTCTATTTGATCAATTCCTTGAAGGGGCAATGCCCTTTGCTCACCAAGTCGATTTTGTCCGTGGTTTAGCAAAGGATTCTCTTCTAGAAGAAGACTCTTATGAAGGTCTTGGCTATATTGAAATTGTAGCACGAGTCACAGATCCTAATGCAATCCAGAAGCTCTTAGATGGACGTTATATGACTGGTTCAGTTGGTGCTACTACAGACAGAGCTGTATGTTCTGTTTGTAAGCAAGATTGGACTGAAGAGGGTAGGTGCGAACATACTCCTGGAGATCTTTACGATTCGGCTAAGTGTTTCTTAATTGCCGGAAGTCTAGTCTACGATGAATATTCGTTTGTCAATGTTCCAGCTGATAGACATTCCAAGGTTTTAGAGCTACACTATAATGGAATTTCTGACAGTATAGAAATCACTGAAAACAACAGTGGCAAGGTTTATGAAAGCCAAATTGACTTTGTCACGGAGGAGGAAGTAAAAATGGCAGGAAAGAAGATTGAAGACTCTGTCGATGCAGGAACTCCTGTTGACAATAAGGTAGAAGATCAAGAATCGGGAACTCCCGTAGTAGATCCTACTGCTGAGCCTTCTTCTGAAGAACCAGAGGGTGGAACTGTCGAAGACTCTGCAGAAGCAGGGTCCGAAAATGGAAAACCTGAAGGTGAAGAAGAGGGGATAGAGAATATTGATGATTCTGCCACTAATGATCCTCTCGAAGAGCTAATTACAAAAGCTCTTTCTGATGACACAACCCTTACTAACGAAGAAGAGGTGCAGCTATATGATGCCCTCTGGGATGAGTTGATTCTAGCAGACCTTGCTGAACTTAAAGGAACAAGGCTTACCGATGAGGCAAGAGCTAAACTTCCAAAGTCTGTATTTTGTGGTCCAAATAGAACCTTCCCCGTTACAGACACATTTCATGTTGCCGCAATCAGAAGATTGCTTGACCGCTATGAAGGTCCAGGTAATAAGGATTCTGTCTTGGTTGGTGTTGATAGAAAAGCTAAGGCTATGGGTTTCTCTGGCCTGGTTAAGGAAGATGCTACAGAGCCAGAAAATACTAACGAGGTTGAAGATTCTTCTGCTTCTAGACTTATGCATTCAACGCTTTCTCTCTTTGAAGAGGATTCTTATGCAGACGATAAATCAAAATTGACAGAAGAAGAGAAAACTCTATTAAGAACTCTCTTAAAAAGACTTTCTAGTCTTGTTGGAAAAGATAACTTTATTGCAGCGGTTGTTGCTGAAGATCTTGCTCTTGACCCTTCTTTTGAAGAGGCTCTCGTTGCTGAAATCCAGAAGTTTGAAACAATGCTTGGAGATCAGAGAGACTCTCATAGCGCTTTGAGAAAAGAATATGATCTGCTTTATAGAGATATGGAAGTAGTTCAGGATCAATTGGTAGCAGAAAAGCTAAATTCTAGAAAAGTAAAGGGAAGCTTCTACAGAACTCTTATCAGTCTAAAAGACGGAATCGTCGCTGACAAAGAAACTCCACTTGACCTTTCGGATGAAGTGATAGACTCAGAACTTACCAGACTTACTAAGGAAGTTGACATGGTAAAGATTGCTGATAAGCTTGGTGATGGTATGTCGAGAAAGCCTGAAGGGACCGTAGAAGACCCAACGGCCATAGAAGACGACGAAGACCAGGAGAGAATAACCGTGGAACCTACTCCCCAGATGAAGATTCAAGAAAACTTGAAAGCCCTTGAGGCAATTCAAGCAAAATATCTTGAACTTCGTCTATCAAGAGGAGAAGGGGCCGCAGAAAATTATAAGCGAAATGCTTTGAAGAGATTTAATGTCTCTGAATAATTTAAGGAGGAAGTCCTAAAATGGGTTTTGACAATAGCGGATCTTATTCGGCTACTCATAAAGGCTGGGATCATGTAGGTAATGCAATTCCAGTTGTTGAGGCATCCGAAGGTGATCGACCTTATGGTGAGTTCAAACCAGCCGCTTGGCTTCCAGTTCAATTCCGCGATAAATTCTATGAGGAATGGTATGTAGTTATGCCAGGAAAGCTTGTTGCTTTCGATCCTGATGGGCGAGTAGTACCCGCTCAATATGGCCTCTCGGGCGCAGATGTCGTTTACACACAAAGCGATATTGATGCTGGAGTTATCGATGTAAGAACTGGAGCAGCGGTTGCAAGTGCTCAAACAATCCCTGTTTCCGGAATTGATGGAGTAATCCATCACTTCATGGGAAAGACAGGAACAGCGCTGGCAGGTGCAGTAAGTGCCCCAGCGGGAGCCGCAGCTTATGCTTACTTCCAGTGGGCAGGCGACGGTAGTGCTGGTGATGACGGATTCAACCCCGCGTATTACAGAAAGCACAATTACAATCTACAACACAGAGTTGCAGTAGTTTGCGACTATGTGCTTGAGCTTCCACTCGTTCCAGCTGGTACTACAGCAGAGAATCTATCGAGGTCTGCATATAATGCTACGACCGACGTTGTAACAGGTACTGCTCTCAGTAACTTACCTGTTGCTGCAAATACAGTACGTACACCTATCTCTTTTGCCGATGGTACAGAGACTGATAGTGCCACTGTGTTTGTAAACCAACGAGACACCCTTGCGGAAGTCGTTGCAGCAGGCGACTGGCATGTTGATCTAACTACTGGTATTATCAGTTGGTTTGATGCATTAGATCCTGGAGCGGGAAGTATCTATGCTGTTTCGTACAGCAATTATGCTTCTGCCCCAACTGGCTCTAGCGTTTCCAAGTTTGCTTCGGCAGTTGGTAACCTAAAGGCTGGGGATTTTGTGAAGTGCAATGCAGATTCTAACTTTACTGTCGCTACTCGTGGAACAGATATGTTCGACGATATCATGGGACAGGTTCTTGAAGTAGAAGATGTAAAGGGTAAGGATTATCTGGATCGTGTCCGTACTGCTTTTAGTGATCTAGATAGCAGTGCTGCTGGCGCATATCCAGGAACAGCTGGGCAACTTGACCAAATGCCTGGTTCTGCCACTGGTGGAGTAACTGATAAGGTTAACTATGCTGGTGCAGCAAATTTGGTTGTGAGGATTAACCTGGTTTCCAGGTAAGGAGGAATTGATTAATGGCTGATATAAAGATTCAAGATGCTGCCGAGTTTAAGCTTCTGTTCTCTAGTAACGGAACGCTACGCGACGGGCGTCAAGTAGAACTTAAAGATGCTCTTTCAGTTCCTAATGCTCCAATGCTAATGCCTCAGGTGATCTCTAATATTGTAAAGGAAGCTGCTGAGTCCTTTCTTGTTGGAACTAGTTTGCTTCAGAGAGTAAATTACTCTTATGGACGAACAATCACTTTCCCGGCTGTCGGTGCCCTTCAGGCTGCTGACATTGCAGAAGGTCAAGAGTATCCAGAGCGCAGCCTCCAATGGGGCGGAGCTACAGTGACAGCTAGCATCGGTAAGTCCGGTGTTGCAGTAAAAGTCACTGATGAAATGATCCGTTATAGCCAATTCGATGTAATTGGTCTCCATTTGCGTGCTGCAGGACGTGCTCTTGCAAGACATAAGGAACAAAAGATCTTTAATTTTATCCGTGCAATGGGCGTTACTGTCTTTGACAATGCTGCCCCTACCTCTTCTCTGAAGGGTGTAACTCACGGACGCGCATTGGACGGCTCCGGTAATGGTTCTGTGCTTATGGACGATATTTTCGATGCATATGCACAAGTTCTGACTGCTGGATTCGTACCTGACACTCTTTTGATGCACCCACTTACATGGGTAATGTTCGCAAAGGATGCGCAACTTCGCCATTTCGTAAACGTGAATGGTGGAGGTAGCCTCTTTGCAGGTTGGTCAGGAAGTCCGGCTGGTAGAGCCCCTTGGGATACTAGCAGCCAAAGTGGACTAGGTTATTCAGGAGGCCAATCTATAACGCCACCTGGTGACGTAAGTGGAGGAACAGCAAGTCCGCTTGGGGATTATCCTCAAACTCTCACTTCTGCTCCAATACTTCCAGGCTATATGAACATCCCCTTCCGTGTAATTGTAAGTCCATTCGTGCCTTACGATCCACAGAAAAAGCTAACAGATATTTATATGTTTGATAGCAGCAACTTGGGTGTACTCATTGTAGACGAAGAAATGACAACCGAGGAATTCGATGATCCTAGGGTAGATATCCGAAAGATTAAGATTCGCGAACGTTATGGAATCGGTATCCTCAATGAGGGACTAGGAATTGCAACGCTTAAGAATGTCCACGNTGTGCCTAACGAAATCGTACTCCCTGCTACAACAACTGTTGCTGTAGATCCAGCGGGTACTGGTTTGACAGAGCTTAGCCCAACTGGCCCCGTTCTTTAATGAATAGTTTCTAGCTATAGTGTATAATTAGGGAGCCCCCTTCGGGGGGCTCCCATTTTTTTTGAAAGAAGGTATGATATGAAAATCACACTAAATACAAACCAAACTCCATTTGTCTTCGTACCAGGCGTACATGACTTTACTTTTTCTGACCCAGGACCTATTGACGTAAACCTGAAAGATTTGACAGAGGAGCAATTTAACCAACTCCTCTCTCAGGTAAGAAGAGGACATTTGGTCTCTGATAATCCTAAAGGATTTCAAACTTTTCGAAAAGAAAAGACAACGCCGATCTTTAAAGAGAAAGAAGTTTCAACTGAAGAAATTCTTGCTAAGCTTCTTAGAGAGAATGTTTCGACCCTGAAGAAAAAGATTCCAGAACTTAATACTTCTTGGATACAAAAACTTCTTGAGATAGAGATATCAGGGAAAAATAGAAAATCTGTAGTTCAGCTTTGTCAAACAATACTACAGAAACATCAGGCTGAAGTAGCTGCTGCAGTTAAATCAGGTATTTCAATCGAAGACTTGGCTAAAGATTCAAATGTAGTAGACTCAGAAGAGAAGACCGTCGAAGTTCAACTACCCTAGAGAGGTTCTAAATGCCCAATCTTATTGATATTGTTCTAGACACTTTCCCCGCTAACAATGATGTTGGGGTTCCTTTACTTACAACAATTACTGTTGTTTTTAATGGAGAATTAGATCAGACTGAACTTCAGTCTAACTTTTTTGTTGAAGGTCCAGACACAGATCAATATGTTGGACCAGGTATCCTAAACCTTACATATCCAGATAATGTATCTCAGGGAGCGATTGATGGATTTCTAACCTCTCCTGGGTACAAGGGAATAGTGGGTGGGGATATAACGTTTGAATGGGTCGATGTAAATGATTCCTCTATCACAGTTAGTGGAAGTCCATACAATACAAAACTAATTTTTACTCCTACTCAACCTCTAGTTCCCCTTTTCGATTATACTGCAACAGTTTATGAAGCTATAACTACGGGAAGTGTTCTCTACTCAGGAATTGTTTCATTTGATTTTCAGAGTGGATCTGGCTCAATTGAGACAATCCCCGCTTCGATATCTACTTCTCCGTTAAAGACAACTTCCCTTCCGGGGGAGGCTGTTGTTACTTCTCTTCTTGAGGTTTCGTCTACAACTCCTACAGACCATAGTATAGAGGTTAATCCTAGTGGACTAGATGAAATAATAGTTACTTTTAATGAGACCATGGATGACACCTCTTTCAGTACGATTGGATTCACAGTAGAGCCCATTCTCGACCATCCGGCTTTAGTTGCTCCTTCTGAAGGAAACGTCGATCATTCCTTTGTGGTCTCAGGAACAGATCTGACAATCTCTGGATTTTCTCTCACGATTAATTCTCTATTAACAGTAACGGTTCCTGCTGGAGTAAAAAGCTCTACAGGAGTTGCTCTAGCAGAAGACTTTGAGTTTCAATTCATGACAACAGCTGACCCTGCTTATACAAGTCTTAGAAAAGTGTATCTTGAATTAGGAAGTTTTGTTTCTTCTGTCTATGATGACACTATTATGATGGCGATTTTAGAGGCTTCTCTTGAGGCTGATGTTCTTACCTATCCAGTAGCTATAACCAATACAAGTATGTTTCAACATGCAAGAAGGCAGTATGTAACTTGTCTCGCTGCCTGGATACTTGGACATAATGTAAGTCATGGTCTCAAATCAAAAACTCTCGGTGATCTTCGTGTTGAATATGACCCTAGTGCCTTGAGGGATGCTTTAGATAGAATGGCTAACTGTATGGAGAGATGGCTTCCTCAAGTTATGGCAGGAGGTTATTCTAGAGCAGCAGCAAGACCTACGGGGGTAGTAAAAGGAGACCTTGATCCAGATAGGCCTATTGTTTCAAGAGGAATTGATTTTACTCCTTCTAACTATCCTGCAAATAGATATCCTGCGGCTAACACAAGAGACAAAAATACGAATAATAGAAGATATTTAAGAACGTTTGCACGTAGACCTAATTTTATTAAATGGTGGTAGAGAATGGCCAGGAGAGATCTATACAAGACAAGAGGTACTGAACCTAATATGAGAGAAGAACTTCTTCATACCCTTGAAGGGTTTTTCCCTGAAATTCCAAAGGCTCAGACTGGAGTACTGAGAAAGATGAGGCGAGATTCTAATGGAGATCTCACTTATTGTGATTGTGTCGATCCTAATACTCATGAACCTGATAAAGACACTTTTTGTCCTTATTGTTGGGGCGAAAGTTATTACTGGGATGAAGAATTCATTGAATTTTATAAAGTGGTTATACGTTCAGATGTAGGTCTCTCTACAAAAGAAGAAGTGCTTGGTCCAGGTCTTCTTAATATTGAGTTAATCTCTTTTTATCTTCCTTATGATATTTTAGTAACAGAAGAGGATAAGATAATAGAGATTAAGCTCGACGTGAAAGGAGATGTAATAAGGCCCTATAAAAGAAAAAAACTCTATCGTATTGGAACTCCAATTGATTTCCGGTCAGACAATGGTAAACTTGAGTACTGGAAGCTGGACTGCTATGCAGAACACAGAAAATTCCTAAACGGAGTGAGATAATGGCTATTGACCTCATTACATTACCAGAAAATTTAACACAAGAGCAAGTACGTATTCAAGCGAGTTCGCTTTATAATGCTACCTTCTCTGGTGCTAAAGATAGCTCTCCGTTTACAGACCAAGGAGGTAGGAGTAAATCTCCTGTCACCGCAAAAACTCTCCTGGAATTCTACGACTTAGTTCGTCGTGCAATTCTTAACTACGAGATAAGAGCAGGAACCCCAGAGGAACATAGGGTTCTCTTTACAGAGGAGGAACCTGACAAGGATGTCGGTAACCCAGCCATAGTTTATAGCTTGGTTTCTAGGGCTGCTGGACAATTTAGTCAGGGTGCTCCTCTAAAAGGGAATATAAAAAATTTTCGCCCTGTGTTCCGAGAAGAGATGGATGACCCACACAACCCGGGATACAAAATTATCACTTTCGGCTACTTCTACGATAACGTTATTCGCTTCACATGTTGGGCAGTAACTAATAAAGCCGCGAATGA